TGTTCAGTGTATAATCTTCGACCTTCTTGTGTTCGTCCACCCCTGACCGTTAAATCAGTTATAGCTTCTGTCCAAATAGACTCAGATATAAATGGATTCATTAATTCTGCACCAGCTTCATCAACACCTCTTACAAAACCAGATAACAATGTTCTGTCATCTTGTTGAGATGTTAAGATATTATTTAATAATGTATTGAAAGGTCTAGCTATTACATCGTATGCATTACTGTGACTGAAGTCTATGTATCTTAGTTCACCATCATCATCTCTTATAGGCACGATTGTAGAATTTTTTGACCAATCAGGAACAAATCTTCTTAATGCGTTAATCTCATCTTCTGTTACATTGTAAATAGCTTTGGCTCCTTCTACCACTAGTTCTGGTACAGCTACAGTTGTAAAAGCCATACCCGATAATCTTTTTAATCCTCTGCTATACATAACGTTATCATTTTTAACTAATTGATTTGTTGCAGCATCAACAACATAAGGTAAAACGTTACTACCTCTTGTTGGTCTAGAGTGTCTTATCTCTTTTAATCCTTGTTCTGCAATACCAACCGTTGTTCTCATAACTTCTGATGGAAATGACATAAAATTACCAATCGGTAATATTCTTGAAGCTCTTACAATGTCACCAACAAACGCATAGTTAGGCACAGTATTTTTTACAATGTCTGCTGCTTCTTTTTTTAATTGTTGTGCTAATGGATTTGCAGAAGGTTTACCTAAAGCAATGTCACTAACGTCAATAGTTCTACCTTGTCTTCTTGCTGTCTCAACAGCTGCTTTTTTAATTGCATCTAATTCAACTGCAAAGTTTGTAAGTTTCCAAGTATCATCTTCAGCTACATACTTACCTTGTAAGAATGAACCAAGTTTTTTTAGTCTACCCATCATACCTTTTAATATTCCGTCAGGAGCAGCTATACCAACTTCATTCCTTACACCAGGTGAAGCATCTTTTAATAATGCAAGAAAATCACCAATTTGTACTTGTGTATTAGTTAAACCTAATTCTAAAGCTTCTTGATACGCTGCCTGTGCCTTTGCACTTCCAGGTTTTAACCTAAGTAAATTAGATATGTCTATACCATCTACAAAAGCATCTTTTAATAATTTAGGATTTGTTAGTCCTTCAAACAAAATACCATTAGCTCCTGCAAAAGCACCTGCACTAATAAAGTTACGTATATGTGTAGGTATTGATAAAACTGTTTTTGCTAATTGTGAAATTGCTTTTGGTAACAATAAAAGATTTCTATAAAGATAACTTACAACTTTTTCTCCAGGTCCTGCTTTATCTCTACCTCTAGCAAAAGCTGTAAAGCCAGATGCTATACCATTTATATTTTTCATGCTCTCTGCTATTTCTTCTGTAGTAAATTTACCACCAATAGGATTTATTACAGCCCCTTGCCTACCTGTTCCAGGTAGTTCTTTTATAATGTCGTCCATAGCAACTATTTTTATACCTGTTTGAGGTGAATTGACTGCCGCTCTTGCCTCTTCTGCTGAGTTCCAAAAGAATCCTCTTTCACCTGCAGCCTTTGCGGTGTCGTTCTTTTTTGCTATATCATCAAAATAACTTGCAGTTCTAGCAGCACCTGAAAGGTTAGCCATGGCATTAAAGATAGAATATCTAGGATCTTCTATCTCACCAAATAATTTTCTAAATGTTTTACTACCTTTACCTCTTGCTTTTTCAAAACTTTTGGTAAGTGTTTGTCCTGTTTTGTTTTGATAAGTAAGATCAGGTAATGGTCCAGGTTTCTTTTTTAATCTTGCTTGATTTATAATATCATCAACCGTGTACTTTGCTTGTTCAAAATATTCACTACCTTGTGGTACAAACTGACCTTTTTCATTTTGAATTAATTTTAAAGGTTCTTTCCTATTCTTATCTGTCTTTGCAAGAAATCTTCTAAATAAATTTATAGCATTTGCATAAGCTTCATCTGTTGGTTCAATGTCTTGAAACAATTTAGCCAAACCTGATTTAGGTCTTTCTAAGACTTTGTAGGTATTACCTATCCAACCTGTTACTTTACCCTGTAATAATTCTTTTAAATCTTTTTTACCTGCAGAGATAGCTCCTGGTGTATCTGCGTTTCTTTCTAGAATACCAATTAAATTTGAAAACTCACCTCTAGCAGCAGAAATATTTGTTAAAACGTTTTGATAATCATTTTCTTTAATGCCTGCTTTTTCCATAAAAGAAACAAACTCATCAACTGCAGGACCATTAGCTGGTTTAGATAAATCTCCGTCAAATAATGTATTGTTTAATTTTTTATAAAACTCTGTTTGTGCTTCTTGAGGTTTATTAAAAACCTTAGCTACTCTTGGTATGATTGCGTCTGCTTCTTTTGTAATGTTATATACTAATTCTTTTGCTCTAACTCTGTCTCTAGATTTTAATCCACCTTTTATAACTTCTGCATCAAACACTTCATCTGGTAACATTTGCTGTGGTCTAAAACTACCGCCTACATATTTATCTATCCATCTTGTAATTGCACTATTAGAGTAAGCATCGTCTTTACCTCTCTTTGCAAGAGCTTTTATAGATTTACCTGCACCGTAAACAAAAGGTGTAATTAACAAAGACTCAGAACCAAACTTAACTCTGTTCATTAATTTTCTAGCGGCGTCTTCTCTGCCCTCTGTTTCATCTCTATCTAATTGTGTAGGACCACCTTGAAATATATCACCGAAAGAACCTATGTCTTCTACATCTGCAACAAATGTTTCTCCTGCTGCACCACCAAAGACACCAGCTTGAAACCTCATTGTGCTTCCAGCCTTTAATCCTAATCTTCTATCTATTCTACTGTTTAATGATTTAGCTTTTTCTAAACCTTTCATCACACTTGGTGATTTAAAGTTAGCATAGTTACCAGCACGTTTAGCTTTAATTGCTTTGTCTGCTAGTTTAGTTGCAGTTTTAAAACCTATGGCTCCAGGTATACCAATCTGCACCAAAGCTTCTGTAAGTTTACCTACAACTCTATCGTCTGCTGTATCTTCAAATATATTTACTTTATCAAAAAATTTTTCTACGTCTGCTGCTACGTTTGAATCTGCTCCAAGATCCACGAGCTCTGCACCAAGAGACACGACACCTTCAACTGTTTTAATTAAACCTGATACTATACCAGCACCTATGGCTGTGTACCAACTTGCATCACTTTGTTTTTCTGGACCTTCGAGGGGAATGAATACCGCCATTTAGCCTCCTAAATGCCTTCATCAAAAGCAGTATTACCTTCAAGACTTTCTAATACTTTTTTTCTTCTCTCTTCTTCTCTTTTCTTTAAACCTTCTTCTGTTTTTCTAGCTATCTCCTTTTGGTAAGGAGTTTGTTCAAAACCTAATCCTTTTTTTTCTTTAGTAGTTTCTGGCATTGTAGTGCCTTCTGGATCACCGATGTTTGCTATTGTCGTAGGAACTAAATCAACATTTCCTTCGTTATCAATTCTTTTTAATTGTAGTAATCTATTTTGTTTAAGGTCAAAGAAAACTTTTCCTATTTTACCAGCGTTATTTTTTATAAATCTATTTTTAACATTCTCTTTACTTAAATCTTGTTCTATGAAACCAGCAAACTGAGAGCTACCAAAGCTACTGTCTATTTGTGGTTTTGTTTTTGTCATAAAGTTAGCAAAGTTCTCTGCTAAAACAATATCGTTATATTTTTTAAAACCTACATCTACATATGTATCGTAGCTTTTTATACCTGCAGCTATTTGAGCTCTTTCTTTTGCACCTTCCATTTCTGTTTCTAATAATTCTCTTTTAAACGCTCTTTCGCCTAAAAGTTCATTCTCTCTCATTTTTTTAGCTTGCATTATTGCAAAAGGTTCTTTTGCTGCAGCTGCTGCTGTTTGAAATATATTGCCACCTGGTGATCTTGATGCAAGATCTAAACCAAATTGAATTAAGAAATCATTCATGCTTGGTCTGAATAACATAGGTTCTCTTTTAGGTTGTACACCTTGTGGGTCAGACTCTGCATATCTTCTACGCATACCGTCCATAATGCCTGTATTCTCTACATCACCACCTATTCTAAACATTGGTCTTTTTAATACTCTGCTTTTCATTATATATTTTTAACTCTTATTGGTCCCATGATGTTGCCGTATATTCCAGATAACGTTGAACCTACACCTAACGCTGTTTGTAACGGTGTTGGATTTGGAACAGAAGAGAATTGTGTTCTTCCTGGGTATCCGCTCATAATTTGAGCAATACCAGATCCAAATGTATTTAATCTTTCGTATGGTTCGAACGCTTCTAATCTATTCGCTTCTCTTTGTGCATCTAACGTTGCTTGTTGTTGTGCTTGTTGGATAGCGCCCACTGATCCTAAAGTACGTATGTCAGAAGATTGTAAACCTGGAACTAATGAAGCTAGTCCTGTTTGAAATTGTCCGCCCGCTAATTGTTGACCAGCTAAAGCTTGTTGATTTAAAAAGTCTTGTTGTCTAGCAGATTGACCTTGTTGAAACCCTTGTTGTAATAATCCAGCTTGTAAGAGTGCACGCTCTCTATCAGATCCCGTTCCGAACTCGGAAAGCTGAACGCCTGCTCTACCTGAACCTAAAGCACCTAACGATGCTTGTTGGTCTTTAATTCTTTGTTCTTGTATATCTCTTTGTCTGTCAAACTCTGTAAGTGTAGCATCAATAACTTGTGATTGATAAGGAGACATGTACGATGCAATAGATCCTGTGCCTGTGCCAGCTCCTGTACCTGTTAATGCTTGTGCTTGTGCAATACCTGTACCAAAATCTGTACCAGCTTGCTGTGCAGCTGTAACAAAAGGTTGATAAGAACCAATACCTTGTTGAGCTAGAGTAGCTGCTTGTGTTTGTAATGGATCTTGTGCTGCAACTGATGGTGCAATTTTAGACGTATCAATAGGTTGAGCCGTTAACGCTGTTAACTGCTTACCGTAATCTGTTGCTAGATCTTCTATAAACTGTGGTGGTAATACTCGTGATTCTGTTATTGCCATTATGCTACCTTATTCTCCAGTTGTTTCATTGTTTTATACATTAGATCTGCACCCTTATCAACACTTCCTCCACCTGCTGCTCTAACGGCATCAGCTGTGAAAACAAACTCATTTTTAGATAATCTTGCAGGTACATCATCTGCCTTTTCTGCTACTCCTAATGGTACAAATCCACCGCCTCTAAGATCCATTTCATTGCCACCTAAATCCATCATACCACCCTCAGCAACCATGGTTCTCTCAATGCCTTGTTTCTTACTCATTTCTGGTACAACTTCTTGTAAAAATTCATCAAAGTCCATTGTTGGAGGTATCAAACCTTTTTTCTTCATATCTAAATATGAATCATAAGTATCTGACATTGCTTCATTATAACCATAACCTGCCATCATCATGTCAGCTGGTTTAACTTCATCGCCTTTAAACTCTGGCATGTTTCTTAATCTTGGTAATTCTTTTTCTTCTATAATTTCATCTCCTTGTGTACCCTCTGCAAAACCTATTCTACCACCTTCAGCTGCTGCAGCTGACTCGGTAATTAGGAAAGGATATTTATTTCTTAAGCTAGCAGTATTACCTGATGCATAAGCATCTTGTACTTCTTTTCTAATAGCTGCTATATCTAAACCTGTTCTATCTGCTATTCTTTCAGATAAAGATTCTTGTTCATCTTCTTTAGGAGTCATAGCTCCTGCTAATAAAGAAGCTCCACCTATACCAAGAGTTGCTAGACCTCTACCTGTTAATCCACCGCCGTCTTTAATAAAATAATTTTTAAACATTTCTTTTCCAAGAAATTCTTGAGCAAATGGAATAGCTTTACCATATAGACTACCGGAACCAAAAAATGAACCACCTCCAAAAGGTGCGCCAGCTAATCCAACTGCTAGAGCAGCTTTACCTACTGGTGACTTAACAACTTTCTTAACAGCGCCTGTAACTTTTTTAACTATGCTACCTAAACCATATGCTTGTCTAATTGATCCACCGTCTGCTCTGCCGATATCAAATCTATCTCTTAAACTTTGTTCTTTTGCTACTGCAGCTTGTCCTGCGGTAAGTGCTTGACCAAATAAAGATCCTGGATCAGAAATATCTCTACCAATATCTAAAGCTGATTGTCTAAGATCATCTAAATTATTTTTTGCGCCCTCATCTTTATCTTTGTCTTTGTTTGTATCTGTATCTATACTTCCTAATGGACCTAATACACCTATTGAAGGTGCGTTGACACCTATACCGTATTGTTGAGCTAATGGTCCTAATAAATTTGCTATACCCAGTCTACCATAACCTTGTTTTTGTAAACCTGAAACATCGATAGTATTACCTCTATCATCTGTGTAAGTTGATGGCCCCATTATTGCCGCTCTTGCAGCTGCGAAATCTGCATCGCTTCCACCACTACCAGATCCAGCATCAAAAGAAGCTGATTCATCTTTATAATCATCGTCACCAAAACCTGCATCAGCACCGTAGTAACCAGGACGTCTACCATCCATTCTTGGTAAAACTCTTTGTAAAGTTGTGTTACCTGGTGATCCACCTGCTCTTAATCTAAATCTTTCAGGCAATGTAAATCTTTGTACGAATTCTGCTTCTGCCATATCACTTTTTTCTGGTTCTATATCTGTTGGTAATCTAGGAATCATAGGTTTAACTATTTTACTTTCACTTTCTCCTCTTTGAGCTGCGATTACATCTTCTATTGTTGTGTATCCCATATTTTTAAGTGTTTGTAATCCTAAAGGTGATTGAATAAATTCTGGATTAAATTGATTACCGTAACCCACCCTATCTAAAAAAGAAGTTCTTCTAGCTAAATTAGTTCTGTTTCTAAAATTAGTTAGACCTCTATTGATAACACCAAGAACACCTGGAAAATTTTCTCCTTGACCAACACCTGAAGCTTGCATTGCGCTTAAATTAGCTGCAACGTTAGCTTGCTCTGAACCTAAATCTCCTGTGTCCCCAAAGCTTGAAGGATCTGCTGTTCCTCCCACATCTGTTGAAAAATCAGACATGGTTTCTGTAGCAAAACCGGTATCACCAAAACCACCCATTTGAAATGGTTTTCTAGGGTTAGGTGCTCCACCTTCTGCTAGTAATTGTCGTGCTATTTGTGATCTAGTTATTGCCATTTTTTCACACTACTTTGTTTTTCCAAGTAAATCAAGCGAAGGCATAATTACTTTAATATCCCTTCTAATCTCTGCTTCTGAGACTCCTTTTGCTTTCCAGTCATCTTCTGAACTGTATATTTCACCTGTTTTTAAATTAGATATTGTTGTTATTATCTTTTCTGGCTTTATTGTTTGCATTATGAAGTTACCTCTCTTGGTTCTATTTCTAAGATTGAAGCTATGACATGCAGTTCGTTTGCATCACTAGCTTGGACTTTCAGAATCTCACTAGCCTCCATAACTAAAGGCTGAGTTAATAGCTCTGTTGTAGTATTTGAAGATATAGCTTTTGTCTTAAATAAGCTAAATATATTTGACGATGAGTCCACCAACGTCACTGTTATATTAGCCCCTGATCCTGCATCTTCAGATACTAAAATTGATTTAATTACAGAAGTTTTAAACGACGGCACTGTGTATAGTGTTGTAAGATCTGTCGTTGTTAAGTCTGCTTTTGCGTTTATAAAACTGTTAGCCATTAATTTAAAAAGAAGTTAAATGCTTCTACCTCATCTTTTAAGTCTTGTTGATACGTTGTGTTTAATTTTTGTATAACAGCGTCAAGGTCTCGTACTTGTGCATCTGCTACGTTTTGTTTATATTCTGGACTAGGTCTTGTTAATATCTGTGCTATCTTTGCCATTATCTTCTACCATCCGCTTGTATGTCTAATCTAAATGTTCCAAGTTTCCAGTCTTGACTTGTACTAGTGTTTTCTACTTTTAAAGCTATAGCCCTAGCTCGTGCACGTGTATCTACTTTTTGTGTAGATGACGTTACATCAAAAGGTCCAAGAGATGAGCTTGCAGCTGTATCGTTTGGAAAGTTTCTTAGATTTAAAGTTATTCTAGTCGATCCTGTTTGAGATACAAAGTCAGGTATAAATCTTCTAATCTTCATCATGAATTCACCATCACCTCTTAAATCAGGTATAGAAGAAGTCGTGCCTCTTGCCACTCTTTGTGTAATATCAAAATCTCCTGATGTAATATTTGCAGCAATAGCTGTTGTTACACCTGCTTTAATTTGATCTGTGCCTGTCTCATGTTGATAGTATGTTGATGTACCGTCTGTGTTTCCTTGTACATATGTAGCTGAACTAGATCCTTCAACACCATCAGCATCATAGTCTAATGCGTGCGGACTACCAAATACTGCTGAGTCTGCCCATGCAGTTCTAGCTAATGTTCCAACTGTCCATATTGGTCTAGTGGGGACAGAGTCTTGGTAATTATAAGAAACCATTCTGTTAACAACAGATGAACTAGATGTTGGATAGAACCACATAATCTCACCAAACAAGTTGTTAAGTCCTGCATTAATCATTTGATTACCAGAGTCTAAATTAATATCATCGTAAACATAATCTTCTACTAAACATGTAAGTGATTCAAGTGCACCGGCATATTTAAAGAAACCATTTTCAGATAACCAGTATGCTGCACCATCAACTTCAACGACTGCATTCTTACCAGCTAATCCACAGTTTGTTCCTGCTTGTACGAAAGCAAATGTAAAAGGTTGACCCACAAATCTTTGTAAGAACAAAGCTGTATCTGTATATACATAGATTGCATCTCTACCTCTAATGGCTCCCATGATCCGTGATCCGTCGGCCAGTCTTTGTGTACCAGCGTCATTGGTTGCTGTAGGTGTATACGTATTAATATCCTCAACGGCAGAGAATCTAATAAACATGTTATCTTGAGTAGACTTTGTACCAATCGTTGTTTCTGTACCAAAAAATACTAAGTGTCTGTCCGGTGTAGATACCAACATGTGTCTTGATGCTGTTGGTGCACCAGATATAATTGTAGCTCTTGTAGAAGTTGCATCAGTTGCTGCAGAGTTCCATTCAAAACATTCACCATCGACAATTAAACAAATAGCTTTGTCACCAAAATTATCTAGTGACCACATACCAGGATCAACAATTAAGTCACCTGATGCTGCTTCACCCCATGCCACAAAGTTAGATGAACTTGTAACGGTGTCTCCACCAGAGTGCGCTGCTGCTGTCGTGTTTCTAACTGCTCTTGTTACACCAGATAAACTATTGCCTGATATAGCTGTATATGAAATTTCTTCTGTGCCTATTTGTAAAAAGTTTGTACCTGAAGATGGAAACTGTGATGCATCGTTTAATGTAATAGTTGTTGTAGAATCATTAATACCAGAAGCAAGTGTTGTTGACGTTGCTCCAACTTCTTCACCACCCCAAGATCCAAGAGACCAACCAAACCCTTGAGCCTGTACATCGGGACCTATGTGATAATAATGTCTAACTCTGATACCACCTGATTCTGTTGCACCCGATCCGGACTCATTTGATGGCATTGTAATCGTAAGTGTGTTTGATGATGGCACTGTTGTAACCATAAATCTTATGTCATCAAAGTTTGCTGCTGCAAAATCTGAATCTGTAATAGCTGTAAAATTATCTAATAAAATTATATCACCAGCTTCTATACCGTGATCAGTAGAAAAATTTATTGTAACAATAGCTGATCCGTTAGTTGTACTAAATGCGTTTGTAAGTGTTGTTGTAGATTTGATAGGATGTATGTCATAGAACACACCACCTGAATAAGCATATAAAATTCTGTTTGTTCCTATGATAGAATATTTTTGACCAGAACTATTTGTAAATTGATGTAGTCCTCTAGCAGCTCCTGTTACATTGTCTGCTCCTAACTGTTTCCAACCACCTATTTTTTCAGGTGTTGTATATCTAAATCTTACATTATCACAATCTATCCACTGACCTTCAGCAGTTGTGGCTGTAATTTGTTTGTTAATTCCAGGTGCAAACCCTATCTTCTGTAACATAGATCTCCAGATTATATTAGATTGCGTTGATGTTCAACGTTATTTGACTATTCCTAGCATAGGTCTTTTATCATATAAATTAGTCTTTGCAAACCTTCCATCTGCATGATTATAATGTAGAAATACTTGACCACATAATTGGCCTTGAAAAGGCTCTCTCCAGTGCTCTAATTCACAGCCAGAGTAAATAAGCATAT